GCCGGTGAGCGTTTCTGCGGACACGCCGGATTGATCGGCAGCGAATTCCAACTGTTGCAAAAACGCCCCGCTAAGGCCCGTTTGTGCAGCTTTGTCCGCGACTCCCGCAAGATCCCCGATGCGGCCTTGCAAGCCCCAGACAGCGGCACCGACGCCAACGGCCGCTGCACTCATCGCGACCAAGCTGGCAGTGACGGGATTCAGCAGCGAGACAGCTGATGATGCAAAATCCTTAAGGCCAGCTTGGCTCTTGCTGATGTTCTTGTCAAACTTCTGTGTGTTCGCGGAAAGGTTGACCACCAAATCACCGATGCCCGGCATTATTGATCACCTTTCACTTTTCTGAGTGCCTCTGGATCGAAATCTTCTTCTTCGTTCTGCTCATAACATTTCAGGTAATCCCTGATTTGTCTGAACAACTCTTGTGCGTCTGCAGCTTGGATCTTGACGCCAGGTGTCGCCACAATCTGATTGGTTGTGTTTGTGGCTGCCCGAATGTCGGCCCGGCGTTCACCGAACGGATTGACCTGATACATTGCCAACTGACACGCCCACTGGAACGGCGTGTGTTCGTTCTTTATGTTCCACCAATCGAATCGACCGCAGGAACGAGCAAGATCCGCCGCAAAGCGGGCCTCCTCGTCCCTCATGAGTTTTTTATGATGGCTTCCATCTGGACTGATGACGGCTCATTCGAGATCTGAAAAATCTTCTTAATGATCTGTTCGCGAACATCCGGCCCGATTTCGCTGATGAGAGACAACACGCGAGCCCCAAACTCGAACGCCGATTCATCCGGCCGTTTCGCAAACTCAGGCTCTCCGCCATCGGAAACAACGGCCATGCCGATCATGTATCCGACCGACTCTTCCTTGTCTTTGAATTCCTGAACCGCTTCACGGTGTTCGTTGCGAATCGCTCGCAAGTGAATCGTTTCGCCGTTGACCATTTTCAGCGGATAAAACGCCCGCTTGTTGATTCGCTCGATGATCGACAGAGCCATTAGATCTCCTCGGTTGCGTTCTCAGCCTTCGCAGCCTGATACGCTTCCCAGTTCGGGCCTGGAATCGGCTTCAGGTTGCTGTCATAACCAGTGATCACACCAGCCCGGTACAACTCACGATCGTTTTCGTTGTTGATGCCCAGCGTGTTCATCTTGTATTCGATCTGCTGAGCAGAGATCTGAGCCGGTGTCATTCCAGCAGCCTCGGCACACTCGTCATCAGCTGGCGAACACTGACCAGTGCGACACATAAACGCGGCCTGCTCGCCCTCGATAATCGAGCCTGCTGGCAGGTAGGCAATCGGAACTGTTTTTCCCGTATGGTCTTTGCCGAACCGATACAGGATTTGTTTTTGCATGTACTCCGAAGCAGTCTTCGGATTGACGAACTGCTCCAATACGAGACGGGCCTTCATTAGCTTGGCGCTCCTGATGTCTGGATCGTGATTGATGAACTCAGGCCATCTGCCGGAGCTGCTGTGGTGTCCATTCCAAACCCGACGCCGTTATAAATTTCCGAGAGTGGCGTTGCATCGGCGTAGGTGATCTTGAAGTTTGTGTCGACCGGTGCGTAACACTTGGCGAGAAACGCCGCGTGCACCGTGTCATCGGGATCTCGGAAAATTTCCGCATTGATTGTCGCAACTTGAACGTAGCCGGTTTGCGAGTGGGCGATGGCCGCAGATCCGTCGAGAACCTTGTATTCCCACGTCTCCGACTGAATGCCGGTAACGGAGACGCTTTTAAGGCCGGTGATTGCTGTGTAAACGCTACTGATTTCCATCAGCAGTGCGGTGCCCTTCGACTTTACTTTTGCTGCCATGTCACTTTATCCCCTGAAGTTTTTTCACTTCTTTTTCGAGTTGAAGAGCACCACGTTTGATCATTTCTGCTTTGACTGCTCCGCGACTTTTCGCGTAAGCAATTCGAGCAAGTCCCGGTTGCATCGCTGGCATGGTTCCGCGATCCATCACGGGTTTAGGTCTGTTTCCTCGTTTCGCCCTGCCTTTGCCGGTTCCGGTGAATCGCTGTTTTGTTCCAGCAACCCACCAGTGAATGTTCTGAGCATCGATCCCCACGCCGCCTTTTCGGTTTCCTTTCCGATTTTTCGGCGTTGGCGTTTTTGACTTCTTTCCGACTCCGAAACCGACCTTGGCAGTGATTTGAAACTTGCCTTTTTTGAACCTACTTTTGACGGCCTTTCGCCCTAACTTTACCTGCGGATCAACATCCGCTTTCATCTGCTTTCCAATGACGTTTAACCCGCCACGAATGGCTGACCTCATCACTGCGACTTTGCTCGTATTCTTCAGCGTCTCCATCCGCCTCAAAATTGCATCAAGTCCGTCAATGCTGGCCGTCACGCGCTGGCCTCAACTTCCACTCTCATTAGCATCGAAGCGACGAACAGCCCCGACTGCTTTAGAATCGTTTTGTTTGGAACCTCTTTCGGGTCCATGTCGCATTCCCAGACCTTGACCCGACCGTTCGACGAACTGAAGTTGTTGACTCGCTGCCAGATCTGCCGAACGATCAACTTCACCGCATCGATATCGCCCTGCGTTGGTGTTCGTTTTCGAATCCACACGCGAATCATGTGAGACGTCCTGTCTTCCACATCCAGCGTCTCGTTCAACTGCTCCTCTTCCTCCTGGCAAACATCGACGCGAAGATTCGGAATGTCTTCCAGTTCGTCGTCTATCGTTTCGCTGTAGGAGGCCGTCACCGCCAATTCGTAAGCTGTTCCGCTGTTGATCTGCTCAACAATTGCGGACATCGCTTCAGTTGACGGTGACTGAGTAACTGCCATCACTTAACCTGTTTCGCATGAATCCGCGTCATTTGCGGACTGATTCGCCGAAACACCTTTTCAGATGTCGTCGGCTGCACCTCGAACCGCTCAGAGCCGGAGATAATCAGGTCGCCCTTTTCTGGCGGGTCATATGGCAGGCTCGAAGTCAAACCGATGAAATCCACCGGCCTGACCTCGATTGTCTGCCCGTTGCCAGCGTCCATAAACATCGACTGTTGCGAACTTTTTCGAAGAGTGATCGTCGTTGACACGGAGCCGCGACGGTAAACAAAAGACCTGCCCGCTTCCGTGAGCAGGTCTTCTGTCATGTCTCCAATAGCGTCGTCAAAGTCACTCATAAATTAGCTCGGAACGAGTGGCAGTGTGTACCATTGAGTGGTTGAACTGGCGACGAATACCGCCGGAATCGCACCGCTCGCAAAACTGATTGCGGCACTGGCTGACAGTGCGTTAATTGTCGATCCGGTCTTCGGGTAGACCTTTAACACGCCCGCAGTTACGCCTTTCACAATGACCTGCATTCCGGGAACGGCTGTTGGCAGAATCACGCCCTTTGTGCCGTCCGCACCGGTGACGACATTTAGCCCCTGTGAAAGCTGAGCGGCGTCTCCAATGACTGAACCGGCCGCTGTCACGGCTGACACGGCCAAAAGGTTGCTCTGAGCATTCAGATCGACAATTGCATAGTCGTCACCGCTTGCCGCTGTCTCAGCGAGAATTCCCGCATAAGTGCCGACGCCCAATTGATTCGCCGCACCGCTAGATGCGTCTCCGCTGTCTGGAGATCCTGTCGGATCCCAGTGAACCGGCAAACCGCGAACCATTGCTGCCGTTGTCTTGGGCAACTTAAACAGTCCTGCCGTCGCAAGCGATCCTTTTGCGTTGGCTGCGATATCTGTAACGGCGACACCGACGATGCCATTGAGCACAACAACAGCACCACCCGTGACGGCACTGGCAGGCGTGTAATCAATCGCCCCATTATCTGAATATGTCAATGCTGGCGTTTGAGCCATCTCAGTAACTCCTGTTTCGTTTGTTCAAAAGTGGCCCGCCGGAACTCCCAGCGGGCTCATATTGCTATCGTCACTGAGTGACTACGCTGCACCCTTGCTCATCAGGGCGTTGAGATAACCATCGCCAAGGTCAACACCGAAGTCGTGATAACCTCGGAACTGAACGCCGAGCGTGTTAAAGTCGGCATCCGCTGATTCCACGGTCGGGGTCTGCTGACCGTTTAGGAATGACACGACCATCGGTGCACCCATTGACTTATCGCCCAGCAGATACCAAGCCGTCGTGCTGTATCCGGTGATTGACGAATCAGACAGCTGCGGAGCACAGATCGGGTTGTACTTACCAGCGAACGTGTTGACGTCGGAAACCTTCACGCTGCTGTTGTTGCGGCCAACATACAGAGCGTCTGCGATAGTTTCGAGTTCTGGAGGAACAAGCAAAAATTTCGCTGTTCCGCCCACTCGCTTCGCACCGTCGGCAGAAGGCGACGTGCGTTGACGCCATGCCTTTTGTCCGAGCCCCAAGCCAACGCCATCAGTGCCGAGGTTTGTCGTCGACCCGCTGATGTAATTCGTTCGCGTCGCAGTGAAAATCGTTCCAAGGTTGCCGAGGAATGTTGCCCAAAACAGGTCATTGAGCTTCATGGCTGACCCGCGACCCAAACGTGCCCGTAGGTCGTCAAACGCTGACAGATCATCGTTGATGATGTCCTGGCGAGTGATTGAATACATCTTCGCGTACGTATCAGCCGATCGGGTGAAGGATTCTTCTCCAGTCTTGCCGTGCTTAATCTTTCCACCTGGCCCAAGCTCTTCGTATGTCATGTCATCAAGCATTCGATAGCTTGTAACAGTCTTGAAGTCGCTGACTGATTTGGTTGCTGCAATCTGCTGCCAGACCGTATCTTCTTCCATGTAGCCCTGAAGGATTTCCTTGTTGGCCACGTTGGACAGAATGCCGGGTAGGCTGACAGTTGAGAATGCCGCCCGAATCTGCTGCGGACTGCAGGCGAACTGCAGAACTTCGCGGATGTTTCCAGCATTGATTCGAGTACCAGGAGCCAGATACATGCCGTTTGCGGCAGCTGCCATCATGAACACCTGCTGAAGACCAACTCCGCGACGAAACTGGGAGTGAGCCGCCTGCAAAATCTTGTCGTCAAAATGCTTTTCAGTGTCTTTGATTCCGCGTGTCAAACAAACGGCGGCTTCAATTACGAGTGGCATGTTTTCCGCGGAACCCTGAGACGCGGTAAACGAAGTTGGGCGAGTGCGAGCCTGAATTTCTCGCTTCTTCATGACCTCAAGTTCGACCTTGTCGATTGACCAATCCTGATCGATCGCGGTCGCGATGATTTCAGGGAAACCAGCAGCCTTAGCCTGAATCTCTGCAGACTTGCGAAACTGAGCGGCAATCATCTTGCGGCCCTGTTCCAGTGATGCCGTCAGGTCCAGCATCGCACCGGCCGCCGCTGTTGGGGCTGGTGATGGCTGAGCAGTTGCCACCGCAGATTCCATCGCGGGAACTGCTGGCTTGCTCATCTGTGCGTAGCTGGTCTGCAGAGCCGCAGCAGCTTCCGGCGTCAGCGTTGAAGCATCAAGCCCCAAGCTCTTGCAATAATCTTCGAACGACATACCTGCCGATCCTTTCAAAAACCGGCGAGCACTTGCCGCCAGATTAACCGAAGTTGTCGAGTCCGCCCCCATTGGGAGAACCGACGTTTCACGAAGCACGGCACGCCGTGCGATCACAACAGGCCCCGTAAAGGTTTGCCCGTTTGCTGTAGCCGTTTGACCGGCTGGAACATCCTCTGACTCAATGACCATCGCACCAATTGATGCCTGCCATGTGTGCCCGGCAGCAGCTTGTGCGAGTACCTGTTGAGCCTTGCCGCTCTGGCCAGTCACAACGCCCTCAAGCATCAATTGACGCCCGTCGTTGACAATGTTGTCAGTGGCTCCAAGAGTTGCCTCGACTGACTTTTCATGGTCAATCAAGATTGGAATTGAGCCCGGCATTTCGAGGCCGGACAGGTCCACGACAACTGGATGCGGAAACCCGTCGACCGGCAGCAAACCGCCAGAGTAGGCTTTGATCACGAACCGTTTCGGCTTGCCTTTTCCGTTCGCCTTCAGGCGAAGAAATGCTGTAATGTCAATTGGCTTCATACTGCAACCTCCTGCACCATCGCGTCTTCAACGCCGCCATCGTTTGCATCAGCAATCAATGCCGCGATGCGATTCGGAGCCAGTCCAATCGATGCCAGCGTCTGCTCAGTCATCACCTGCGACATTTCGCCCGCGCTGAATTGATCCAGTGCCGACTTGATTCGCTTTTGGTTGTTGCTGAACGCTCGTTGGCCGATCGTCGTGTACTCACCCTGTGGCAACGCGGCCTGTGCTGGCTGTTGCTGCGTGATCCCGATTGGCTGCCCCGGCTGAATGCCAAACAACGCTGCAAACAAAGCCTGCTTGTAAACTTCGACAGGAACGCCGAAATCGGACGCGGCCCGCATTGATTCCGTGTCCCAGTCTTTTCCGATTCGTGCGTTCTCGTCAGTCGGAGTGCTGAGTCCTGATGTCAGTCGTGTTCGTGCAGCGTTTGCTGAGTCGAGTCCGTCCAATTCAGGAAGCGGCGGCCAGTGCCATCGATGGTCGATTTCCGCGATTGACGGAAGACCATCGAGTAGGCCCGGAACGTAGATCGCAGATTCAAGAAACCACTTGAACATTGGTTCGATGAGTGCCCATTCAATCCGGCTTTGCTCGCACTTAACTTCAGGTTCCCACACATTCTTCATGTCGCCTTTGAATGATGAGAAGTTCGCGTCTTTGCCGGTGCCAGCCGCCAGCGTGTAAGGCATGTTCGTACAGCGACAGAACGACATCAGGCACTGAAGCTGGAACTGATTAAAGCCGGTCGTAGGCTGCTCTGGCTTCAGCTGCGAAATGTCCCAGCCTTCCGGCAGAGTCGTGAGCATGTTCCGCGTCACTTCAATCTCTGCGAAGTCTGCAGGAGATGAAGCCGGATTGACCGCAGGCCCGGTCGCCTTCATAAAGATGGCGAAGTTCGCAGCAGCCTCTGAACTGTAGAGCGTTGCGAGTTCCTGACGGCGCATGATCGGCAACGTTTGAAGTGCTGGCGTTGCTCGTGGAATGCCTCGCGTCTGCCCAGGACGATCGGCTCGAAACAAATGCAGCACTTCTTTTGACGTGTACCATTGGCCCGACATAGTCGACACCGGCACATTGGAACCGGGATGATGATCGTAAACGTAGAGCATCAGCTCATTCGTTGACCGATCAAACTTGATTCCGTCATCGATGAACGCATCGTTATAGACAGATGCCGCCCACGGATTTGCGACCTGATCAGCTTCGAAAATTCGCAGATCAAGCGTCAACGGCCAATTCTGAGGCCGATCCGCTCGCATCATGAAGACTTCGCCGTCTCGCCAATATGCTTCAACGCATGTGCGAAGAATGTCGGCAAGATCAACCTTAGACGCCCATTGACGCCACGCCTTTTCAATTCGTGCGTTTGCTTCAGGATTGCTGGTGAGCAGCTGTAGGCGTGGACCATTGCCAACGATGTGATTCACCGCAGTGCGAAGAATCCCGGCGTACCATGAGTTATTCTCGGCCTCATAGCGGGACCGAATGCGACAGACACGACGAACGGCAGGAGACATTGCAGCACGAGCCGAAAGGCCGTCAGCAGATGCCCAGTGCTTTCGGTTGTCCGCGTGAGTCTGTGCCAGATCGAACTTGGCTTTGACCTCAACAGGCTTTTGCTTCTTACGGAATGGCCACATCTCAGTGACCTCCCGGCGGAACCATTTTCATGGTCATTCCGCGAAAGGTTGCAGCCGGTGAAGCCGTTGCAGTCTGTGCCGCAAGATGCTTTTCGTAGGCGATGAGTTCCGACAACGACCGGCGCGAGACTGTCACACCATCATTTGAGACGGTCTGAGCCTTCAACGCTTCGGCAGCGAGTTGATCGGAAATTTCTGACACTGTGAACCCCGTGAAACCTAGTTATGGTTTGACGTTGGTCAGTGTCGATCAGTTGCTACGCTTTGTCGATGGGGTTGCTGGCATTAGTGCCATTACTCGCATGGCTCATTCAATTTTCCCTTCCCATAACCAGCAATTACACGTTCTACTGTTTTGTTCAACTCTCCGCACGCTGGGCAACGCCGCTCACGAATAATCAGCCCGATTGTCGTGCGAGTGTGGGCAACGCTCGGAAGACTTCCGCCGCATGCATCACACTTCAGCCCCGCTCCCGGAAGTTTGAACTCGCGGCCTTCACCCACGTCGAACTCCTCCGGGTAGGGTGAATGTTCGCGTCTCTTTCTTTGTTCCGCTATCGCCATTCAATCGACATCCTAAAACAGAGGCACCCACAAGACACCCGACGAAGGTGTCCCACCAATCGTTATCACGCCCAACTGTCTGAGCCCAAATGATCGACTTGTTTCCGTCGATCGCTTTTTCCTTGGGAGTTTCAGCCGTGAAGTGTTCGGCCAGCAGCCTGTTGCTTCGCTCTTCAGTTCCGGGCAGAACGATTGCTGACGGAGCCCCGATCGCTGTCATCAATCGCCTTGCCGCGAAACTCTTCATCAGGTTTGCGTCGAATTGAACATGCGTCGGCGTGTCCGACCGTCGCTCAACCCAGCCAGTACCGGATTTGTCTCGAACAGGATCGCCCCACAGATGAATCGGTTTTCGTCCGGCCGCGATCGCAAACCCTTTTGACGGCCGCATTCGTGACCGCTCTTTGCTTGCCTGAATCTGCGATCGAATCAGCGGCATCTGTCCGCCGTCCGACCAGTCCTTGAGCAGAATGTCGAGATCCGGAAAGTCTGCAAATAGCTCAGCCTCGAATTGATTGTGAGCATGGACAAAAGCCTCTTCCCATGATTTACCCAGTGACTCTTGCCCGATCGTGCGGACCAAATCTGATTTGTAGAAGATTGGCCGTCCCTGATCTGGCCACGTTCTGTAATCGACGATCGCCCCACTGAAATCTGAGTTGACCGAAAGCACCATGCCCCACAAGACTTGATCCGATGAGTCGATGAACGCTGTCAGGAAGCTCGAGCTTTCCGGCATCACGCCCCGCGGCACATTTGACAGCCGATTCATCAGCGTCTGGGAATCCAGCTTGAGCCCGCTCGTGTTTACCGGGGCCTCTCCCTCCTGCTGAATCTCTTTGCGGAAGAACTCCGGGTCAAGTGCCCTGATCGTCATGAGCGATTGCAAAGCAGAGATTTCGTCGGGCAACTTGTCATGCTCCCAAGCGATGACGCCACCCGCATCCATCGCGGCCCGATTCTGAACGTAAAACTCTTGAGCGAGTTTCTTTCCTTCGTCCGGGGTTGCACCCTGACCGAGTTTCACGGCGTAAGCGTCCCACAGGTCCATTCGATCCGGCATTCGCAAAACAGACGGATACACCTTGCCGTGCCAGTCC